GCTACAGCGTTAACTCCGGTGCCACCCGGTTGACCAATCGGCACAGCATCAAGGACGCTATCTGGCGTGATGCAGGCTGGACCTGCTTCCATTCATTTCCTGGGGAACGGTGTAGAGGTGTAGCAGTACCCGACGAACGGGAATCCCTGCCTCTTTATAACTGATTCGTTTGCCCATCTCCTTCTCCTTACCCGTACATAGAAAACCACTCTGCGGCAGTTTAAGCCCGCATTTTCCGGCCATCAGCCAATAAAGGTTACATGGTACTCGGGAGATGCTTCGCCTGCTTAGCAGAGGCCGCCGTTAACCAGAGCATTTTCTATCAAGTGGACTCAGTCCCGAAAGACGGAGCGATGAGAGATGGTCCTCTTCAGTGACCTCACCATTAACATCCCCATTCCATTCATTTCCACAAGCCCAACGGCACCACTCGCATAGCGCGATCCAGGTACTGCGACAAGGCAGAACTCCAACACAGACTAGCGATAGCCCAAAGGAAATTGCCTGAGCCAATCAAGCTCGGCGGGCTGCGAAAAGTCAATTGGATGACGAGGGGGCCCTCGGATGATAACCCTTTCGGTTGTCAGGCAAGGATGGTCATCGAGCCATTCAGCTCTCTCATCTGCCCACAGGTTTGAAAAAGATCGGTAGCGTAAGAGTAGCCTACCGACGGGTTTTGGCACGATCATCCTCCAGACCCGAGTACCGAGACAGTAAAGGAAGGGAAGGTCAATTCGGCGTTCCTGACGTATCCAGGGACGAAGGCCAACACGATTGAACGATCTCTCGTACGGTCGCACCTTCTTCCCTGTCCACTTCTCGATATAATCAGACCTACAGTCGTTTGCCATGCGATCAAGCATGGGGTAAAATTTTGACTTGACTGGAGGTATCGGCATCATATCGATACTCCGAAGAGTCCCACTCTCCTTTACAGGTGCAGGCCCTCGTGAAAGGGCCATCCGAAACCACCGACGTCGCATGAGTACCTTCACAAGACCAGGTCTCAGAGCCGCAAGATTAATAGTCCGAAGACTAATCTCGTACCTCATTAGAACATTAATGACGTAGAGTCTCACGGATGAAGAAAAGCTCGAAAGCCCCTCGTCTATAGAAGGAAGAAGGTCCTCTGTGGAATCACGAGAAGGTCTAAGGAAAGACAAGACTGGCTTAGCGATAAACCTATGACGGTACGCGTCATAAGTCTTAGAATTAAGGTCCAAAAACCGATCGCTTCGGCCAGTCTTTTCTTCGTTGACGATTAACCCGAAAGTCGCAGTAACTTCCCTCCAAAGAGAGAAGAAACTGTCGTCTGCGTTAAACAGACAATCGTCACCATT